CACCGCAGAGCTGAGATTGATGGTCTGCGTGGTCGAACCCGCGGCCACGGTGCGCGACACGCCGAAGGCGGAGGCCAGTAGCGTGCAGTTCGCGTCATAGAGCGTGTGGCGGCAGGAAGCCTGGATGAGTTTCGGCGGCGTTTTCAGGTTCAGTAGATAGAGCAGGTCCGCCACAGTGAACTCCACGATGGAGCGCCCGGTCTGCTTGAAGTCGAGGATCTGTCCGACAAATTTTGTTTCCACGCCGCGAGTTGTGTTCGGTGCTTCGCCTGGTGCCCAGTACGCCGTATAGACCGTCACCGCTGCGCCATCGAATAGCCCGGCGGTCAAACACTGCATCATCGGAATGCTCGTACCAGGGAAAAGAATCGAAGCTGGAAGCATCGCCGTCAGCGGCATGTCGTTGGCGGTGAGGCTGAATGAGGCTTCCATCTTCAGCACGCCGCGCTGCCAGGCACCGTAGAGCGATGAATAGAAAATGTTGCCGCCGTAGGTGATGTCAGCCTGGCTACTGGTGGTGCGGAGGACTTGACCGTTTACAAGGGTGATGGCGAAGAGGTCAGCTCTGCCGAAGATGTTATTGGTCTGCAGGAACGTGAGGAGAGTTGAGCCGAGGTTTTTCACAGTAAAACCGAACGGAACTTCAGCGAGGTCAGTTGCCACCGCTGATATAGAAATTCTTCAAGGTCAGCCCATTCGTCTTCCTCGAATCTGCACAGGAAATAGAACGAGCCCGTCCAGGTGATCGGCGCAGCGTTTGCCGGTGCGCTCGTGAAGGTGACCAGACCAGTCGGCGAGATTGAGGCTGGCGTTACCGGACTGCCGCTCACATAGATCGTCGGCGTACCGTTCAAGTTTTGAATCAGGTCCACCATGCCGCCAATGGTGCGCGTGAGTTGAAACGTTTTCGTTGCGCCGTCGCCGGTGCCGAAGTTCATCGCGGTCACAGCGTTGTCGTAGGGATCGCTGTACAGCCAGTTCTGGTAGCTGCCCTGCACGCTGCCCATGAATCCGGCGAGCGTTTGCAGCGCGGAAGAAGCTGTCGCGTAGTCGCCCTTGAGAATGTCGAAAACTAGTTCAAACTTCCAAATTGGATACGGAGTCAGCGAGATGCGATTCTCGCCGCGATTGTTGGCGGGAATCTGAACGATGGTGCGGAATGATGGCGTCTTTTTGACAGGCCACGCCGGGCCGCCATTTGTCGCGGTGAACGTGGGGAAGATAGCGTAACTCATGTTAGACGTTTAGTGGTACTATCTGCTGCCAGGAGGTCAATGTGGCAATACTCTTCCCGTCCCAGCCAGGACTGCGCGGTAAAATGATGTTGCACATGCTAGATGCCCGGCGTACTATCCGACCGGAGGTCGGCGCTATGTGTCCTCTGGAAGCAACAACCGAAACCATAAAGATTGCTGAGACTGAAACTGATCACGCTGTTCTCGTAGACATTCGCAAGGCGATCCAATCCATGCGCGCAATGATGATTTTTTTCACCGTGATCGCCTCTATCACCGTCTTTGGCCTTCTCTTTATGTTGGCCCACTACATTGGAGTCAACCAGTAATCAGAAAGCATTTCGCTTGCGCATGCCCCGCTGCAGCGTCCGCGTCAGCCTGTCCTGATTTTGGTCGAACCAAGCATCAAGTCCTCTCGCATCCACGGCATGAATGTGTAGATGCATCGCGCCGCCATCAGTCTGACCTGCAGGGGTGATTTTTTCGCCTTCGTGAACGAGTGCCAGTCCCGTCCTCGGAACGTAATCGGTCCCGGCGGCGAAGGATTGCAGGCCCATAGTTGTCGCAATGACTTCCGCCGCGACTCCTGGCGCGGTCATAATATTGACCGGGAATGGAAGCGCCTCGATCACCGAGGCATAGCCCGCAGCTCCCGCGAGGCCTGCATCCGTGGTACCTTGCGCCACCGCAGCCGTCTTTGACGCTGCAAGTTTCGTGCTGTAGTAGCCCAGATACGCGGCAATCGACTGCGCCAACTGGCTTTTCTCAACCACATTCACCATGATGGCGTGCGCGATGTGCTGCGCCAGGACCTTCGCCAGCGCGTTCACCATGATTTGCAGGATGCCGTCACCCAATTTGATGAAGGCTTTTTGGACGGTCATCGTCCCTTCAATCAATCCCATCGTCGTATGCGTCATGGTGCGCTGGATATTCTTAGATAGCTGATCCCACGGGCGTTCGAGTTCCTTCGTGATGCGTTCCTGCTCGCGCACTTCGCGGTTATTCTCTTCGGTGATCTGGCGCATGAGCCTGATCTTCAGTGCGGCGAGTTCCTCGGCGCCCTTCTTTTCCTCCGCGTCCATGCTCTTGTTCGCGGCCTCGTTCTCCTTGGCTTCTTCCGTGGCGACGCGTGTTCGTTCTTTTGCGGCCCTTTCATCATCATTCAATGCCGCAAGAGTCTGTTCACGCTGCAATCGGGCCGCTTCCTTGGCCGCCTCCATAGTTTCGTGAATGACTGCGATTTGTTCTTCCTTACGGAGCCCGGGGACCTGCTGCCCTTTTTCTGCTCCTTTTTCCGCAACTTCCTCCTGAGCTTTGGTGACGGCCTTCAATTGCTCCTCTAAGGCTTTAGCGTCCTTGTCCATTCCTGTTATCCAGTTATAGAGAAACGCTGGGCCGCGAACGGTTGCCGCCGCGTTGTTCTTTATTGCCTCTAGTTGTCTGTTTAGATCGGCGGCTTTCTGGGCAAGCACTTCACCCAATTTGCCCCAGCGTTCCTGCGAATCAACGACATTCAGGATTTCGCGCGCATACTTCTGTGACCCGGTAATGCCGATGAGATTCAGCGCCTCTTGTTTGTCCGCCAATTCGACGTTCTTCATCAGCAGACGGTTGTTGTCGCTGATGATGTCGTTGTAGGTTTTGCGCGCCGCATCGTCCCATCCCGTGAACTTGGCGATGATTTTGTCGATCGCTTCGGGAACTTGCGCAAGAACCTGAATGAACATGCCGATAGCTACCACCGAGAAAGCTGAAGCGAGGATGGGACCAATGGTGGAGGATTGCGCCAAAAACGAACCCAATACCCGAGGAATCCTGATTCCAATTTCCTCGCCAAAGCCGCTCGCGGCATGCCGCGCTTCCATCAAAGAATACTCGATCTTCTTCGGGGCCTCACCCGCACTCTCCATCGCGGTCTTGATGCGCTTGGAAGAGTCTTCTACCGAGGCGGCCGCAGCTTGGCTTTCGCCGAAGAGAGCGCTGAAATCAGCGCGCGCCTGAATTTCGAGGATGTTGTCAGCCATTGTTCTTTCGCTTTATCGAGACGCCAGACATCGACATTAGAGTTGAAGCGGGTTCACCGCCGCCATGCGTGAGACGTTCTTTGCGGTAGACGCCCGCTAGAGCAGCGGAAGTGATGTGCGTTGGCGGATTGTTGGACCAATACTTCATCAGGAGCATGACCTGCTTCCAGGTCAAGAGATCGACGGAATGGAAACTCCATCCGGTTGCGGTGATGATGGTTCCGTAGATGTCGTCCCAGTCGATTCCGAAGCCGGGCTTTCGGTTTTTTTTTGTTCTTCCGGTGCGTCCTCGGCCACCAGACCGGACACTTGCAATAGTGCCTTCATCGCCCGCGGAAAGTTGCGGAGCGTGAGGCAGCGTTTCACGTCATCAGATTTTAGGGAAGGGTTGGCGACTTGCGCCGAGCGGAAGATAATCTCTGCGGTTTGAACGATGGAGTCGCGCGCGGTGATCGTTCCAGCCTGCGCATCCACGCCAATCTTTTCGAGCAATTGCATGTCGAGCAGGTTCAGCGGGGTCAGTATAAAGTCCCTGCCACTCAGTTCGACAGTCTTGCGTTCTTCCAGCGCCATGAAGAGTCCTTTCTACTACGAAATAAAAAAGGGAGAGCGCAGGGGCGAGACGCTCTCCCTCCTTGGGGTGACCGCGTGGGAAAAATTACTGGCTGAAGTCCAGTTCCGCGAGGTTGCCCGCGGCGTTGGCGAACATCGAGAACTCGACATCCTGAATCAGGTAGTCGCCCTGCTTCGCCGGGAACGACCACTTCGTCATGCGGCATGCGAACCAGCGCGTCAAGGCCACCTGCGCTTCGTACTGAATGAACAGGTCGGCCTCGAAGATTGGGCCATAGCCCATGAGCTGATTGCCGAGCGTGATCGAGAGGCCGGAAGCCGCAACGGAGTAGATGTAGGAAATCTTGACACTGATTCCCGACACGTTGTCCGCTGAGGAGAAGATGTACTTCCCCTTGTTGGCTCCGGTGAGAGACACGCTGTACTGTCCTGCGGTTGGAGTGCCGCCGCCGACAGTGCTGATGCAAACGAAGGGAACGCCCGTTGCCGCGTTGATCACGCCCAAATCCGCGATATAGTTCGTGGCATTGCTCACCGTGATCGTGAACGGTGTTGCCGGAATTGCCGTTGGCCCTTCGTTGTACACTGGCGAGTTGTAGCCCACCGCAGTTGTTTGTCCGAAGATGATATCGGTCAGAGTCTTGCCGGTGATGGAGGCGAATTTCGCCTTGCCGGTGACTTTGCCCTTCCCTGTCGCCACGTCCACAGGAAATTGCGCCTGGCCGTACAATTCCTTCACTTCAAAACTCACGTCGATGCTGCCCTCCTGCAGAACACCGAGCGCCAGCGGCGTCGGGAATGCAGATAGGTTTCCAGCGTTCGGCGTGCAAACCAATACGCCACTGTTGAACAGATACATAGAAAATCCCTCCCTTTAAGCTGTGGTGATGATGTCGATGCGAATGCCTGCCACACCGATTCCGCTCTGGTACCCTGGGTCTTTTGCGCCTGAACCTGAAAACCTGCAATCCACGGCGATTTCGTTTCCGTTCGCGTCCTTGAGCGCCAACCTTCCCGTGGCTGGGTCGGGACGCAGCGCCACATCAATCGCATCGAGCATGGCGTTGATCACCGCGTAGCCTGGAATCGAGGTGTCGCCCGTATCGACGTACACCTGCGCCGTGATCTGGAGCGTCCAATAAAGCGGAATGCCTAAACCTTTGAATAACGGCGTCTCCAGTTCGTCGAGAACTTCCAGCACCGGCATGCGCGCGGTTGCCAACTTGGCCTCGGGGATTGGCGTGCGACTGATTGTGTTGAAGCCGACAGCTTGCGAAATCTGGTTGTAAAACGCCATGTAAATCGCTTCGCGTGCAGCTCTCATCCAATGACGCTCTTGTTCACGGCATTTCGTAGCCCGGCCATGATAACCATGCGGCGCTCTTGCAGCGACGTGTGCATGAAAGGACGTGCGGGAAGTATCGTTACGTTCTTTTTCCTGCGATACGGTCCCCAGATAGCGTCTCCATGACGCGCGCCGAAGGAATTGATGTTGGATAGAGCTTTTTTGTTTTTCGCGTCGAACGGAGGAATTGTTCGGCCTTCTTCCTGGTATCTAGCGTAAGGCGCTTCTCGCCCCACAGCCACCTTGCCGACCACCGACGCGCGTGATTCCTGGTAGGTGGAAGGGAACATCGAATGCTTTAGATTTCCCGTGAGGTGCCGAAGTCCAGGCCGGCCTGACAGTTTGGTCGATTTGATGTAAGCCATCAGATCGTACATTTCCCTGCGCATTGCTACGGCCACATCGCCCACCAGCTTGTCGCCCATGCGCACAAATTTGTCGATCAGGATTTTGTCGGTCCCGTTGAATGAAATGGTGATCATTGCATGACCGTGACGACGATGCGGTAGCGGTTCTCGATTTCCTTCATAATAGCCTCGGCCTCTTCCATGTTGCTGAAAGTCGCCGATTCGCCTGCCTTCGAACTGTTGGATTTGATTCCGATGCGCTTCCTGTTCATGTACTTCAGCGCGCAGATTTCGAGCGCGTATTGCTCGAGGTCGCCGGGAACCTGGGCGTAACCCGCGGTATAGGAAATGTTGACGTTCTGCTTTCCGGCACGAAAGATGCCGTAAGGTGACATCGAGCCGATGTCGTTGCGTTGCCAGGAGTAGTAGCCGCCACCCACAAGCGCGACGGTATAGTTGTCGAAGACGTAGCCCGGCTGCACACCGTCAGGGGAAAATGGGATGTCGATCGCGTCGATGGTCAGGTCGGAAACCGCCGTGATTGGGAAGTTGCGCGTGATCATCGAAGGCGTTCCAGAACCGTCGCGGGTTTCCACGAATGAGGAAGAAACCGTGAAGCCCAAAGCCGGGCGCGACAGACGGCTGTAGATTTGATTGGAGACAGCAGTGATCAGGCGCGAAAGTAGCGTGTCGTCGGTGTTGTTAGTTGAAGGAATGCTGATCCAATCCTTCAAGTCCGAAAGATCGACAAGGTCCGTGGGGTCCGCTTGCGGCATCGTGTTCTCCTGCAGAAAAGTGGGGAGGAGTCGGGCCCCTCCCCACAATCCCGAAGACTGCGGCGCTTGCAGCCTCTACGCCGGTAAAGTCATGAACCGCCGGCGATTTCGTTTTAGGCTACGTCCTGAATCAGCCCGAGCCCAAATGGCACGTAGAGCTGCAGGACTTCGTCGGCATAGACACCGTACTCATAAGTCCGCTGGATCACGGGCCATTCCTTCGAGTAGTACTCCTGCCGGGTGACGACCCGCGCCACACCGGGGATGTTCGCGTTCGGGTAGGGAACGTGCTTCAGGTTGGCGAAGAGCCACCCGGAAGGCATATTCGGATGCAGGCGAATCGGCGTCTGCTTCGCGCCTTCCATGCTGAACTTGTTCAGGTAGGAGGTGACCAACGCGCCAGCAGTCACGGTTCCCTGCCCGTCATTGTTGTTCGGCATAATGATGTTGTAGACCGGGTTCGAGGTGCCGCTGAGAACGATCTGGGTAATCTCGTTCGCCAGCTTCGAGCCGACCCACAACTCGTCAACCCACAAGCGGTAGTTGTCCCAGAAGGACTTGAACATCGCGTCGATTTCGATGATGCCGCCGTGAGTGTCGGTGGTGAACTTCGCGCCGGCGAGCGATTGGTAATAGCCGCCGCCGTTGATCAGTTGCGTGGTGAATCCATCGAACGACGTGGCGTTCGTGGAGTGGTCCGCGGACAGGCCAGTCGCGTTGGCCTTCTGGTTGCCGGCAGTGCCGAGTGAAGGCGTCACGATGATGGGGATGTCGGTGATGCCGACAAGCGAGCAGTTGGCCGCGCCGGTGGTTGTGCCGATGTACCAGGCATAGCCAGCCGCGCCCTGAACGGGGTTGACCGACCAGGTGATGTGCTGGGTTGCGCCGGGGGTGACGGTGGCCTGCGCGGAGATTTGTCCGACGCCGCCATTGACGGTCTGGGAGTTGCTGTACGGTCCCGCAGAAGTCTGCGAGAACGAAGGGTTGGGCGAATTGCCGGCAGCGATTGCGGCGGTGGTGAAGCCGTTCGCGCCGCCACACAGGGCCACGCCAAGCGGGGTCAATGCCACGCAGAAGCAATAGACCGGGACGGCGCCGAACGAACCGTCAGAGCCAGCCGCAACGCCCGGCGTTCCAAGGAACGTGACTTGGGCAAGCGCCGTGCCAGAGTTGCCAGAGAGCAACATCTGTTCCTCGCCGAGCATCAATGCTTCGAGCGTGGTGATTTGCGCGAGCGCGCGCATGTCGTCGAAACCTTCGCCGGCATACTGCCCTTCAAAGGTCACCTGGTTTTCAATCCCGATGCCCTTGTAGGTTGCGGTGTAGTCCTTTTCCGTCAAGGACATGACCATGCCGCGCTTCCCTTCCTGCACTCCAACATAGGTCGCGGGAGAGCCGGTGTTGATGCCGGTGATGGCCTTCCAGTGTGCCGCCGTGCCGTACCCGGAAGGCTTGTTCACGCGAGCGGTTTGGTTCCGCAGGGGTGTCAGCACCGGATAGAGGCGCTTGGCTTGAGATTCCAGGTCGTAGTAAACCAACCCGGTGTTTTGTGCGATCCCGGCGGTCGTCGCATCCTTGAAGAGTGCGAGTGTGCGCTGGGTCAAAGCAGACAATTCAGCGTTCATAAACTCTTTTCCTCCGTGGCTTCAGCGGTCAGCGCCTAACCGGGAAGCCGAGATTTGTGCAACAAAAAACGCCGTCCTGACGCCCGTAGGCGTTGGTTCGGCGTGCTTGAAACTCGATTTGGCTCTGCTGCCTACCGCGCGATCGTGGGGTTGACGTACAGCGGCTTCGCAAGGGTGTCCCGGCCGAACTTCGCCAGATCCACCTTGTTTCCGCCAGAGGTGATGACTTCGCGGGGAGCTTCCTCCGCAGCGGCACCTTCCTTACCCTTTTCGGCAGTGCCAGCGGCAGACTTCGCCACCGCGCCCGCGGGCAGGTCGGACTTCTTGGGGATGCTCTTTCCGAGTTCCTCCAAAAACTCCTTGAAGTTCTTGGTGAGGTCGGCGACTTCGGTCTTCAACGCTTCAACTTCGGCGTTGGGTGTCGGAGTGGCAGCGGCTGCCGCAGCAGATGCGGCCGCAGCGTCCTTCGCTACCTTCCCGGCGCCGTCCTTGCCGTCCCCGCCATCGTGCATTGCCGCAAGGTGCTTGCCCATCGAAGCGTGATGCTCAAGAACCGCTCCGAGGTGCGCCTTGTGCTCCGCACTCATCTTTTCCAACTTATCGACGCGGTCAATCAGGCCAGTGGCCTTTTCGAGCAACGCCGTTTGTTCCGGTGTCATAGACTCGTCTCCTTCTTTCTTTGAAATTAGTTCCTGGCCTTCTTCCTCCGCGAGGTCTGTCAGAATCGACACGCCTTCTGTCAGCCACTCCTTCAGGCGCGCAGGAATATCCGAACCATCGCCTTCGCATTCCGCCTCGGATTCAAGGCAGGTCTGGACGGAGTAGATGGTTTGCAGGAGGTCGGCCATGCGGCCAACATCCCACAAAGACTTTGCAACCTTTTCGCTCGACACCTCGACGCCGAACGACTTCGCTTTCGCGTCAATCTTCGCCTTCGCCGCTTTCTTCTCTTCCTCGCTCATTCCCTGCGTCTGATTGAACCGCGCGAGCGCGTTGCGAACGTGCGATGCGTCGTGGATGGGTAGCTTCCAGGTCGAGGTATCTTCCGGGTCGCCAACGTGCGCGAAGTCCGAGGCGTGCAGTTCTTCGCCGCTCACGGTCTTTGTTTTCGCTGCCTTCTTCATCCCGACGAACTTCCGCATCTCTTCGCTGCCGTCGGCTTTGATGGCGGTGAACGTCGCGCCATACATGCAGGGATTGTCCACAATGGACAGTTCGGCAGTCGATGCGGTGTAACGGGTCGTGTCTCCGTCCGTCCACTTGCGGACGTAACGGCCGCCCAGAGAGAATCCCGTATAGACGCCCTCTTGGACTTTTGCCCATTCGTTGTCGTCCACGACCTTAACGACAACAGGAATCTTTTTGTTTACATCGTCGAACTCCAACGCGACGACTTTGCCTGCAGCCACGGAGCCGTGCATTACGCGCACGTTGCCCAGGCTCTTGCCGTCACTGGCCTTTTCGATCCCTTCGCTCCATTTGCGGATGTAGGGCTTCGAGGTCAAGTAGTCGAATGTTTCGCCGGCCTTGTCTTCGACCTCTTCGGCCATGATGCCGTGGATCTCGCGCTTTTCCAGGTCCACCTTGACCAGTGGGATAAACTTGCGAAATTCGATGCGCATAAATTTCTCCTTCGATTTGGTCCCTGTTACAGAGTTCGCTGAGGCAAATGCCCTGCTCTCGTCCCCATGCTTCTCGTACTCGCTGTTCCACACATCCAGCCATTGCTTTCGCTTCTCCTGCGGAACGTAGGAGGGAACTTCGCTGATCGATGAATAGGGCATGGTTTTATTTGACGCTGATTCCACCACGCCTGCGTGTCACAGTTCTGACTCCCGCCGAACTCCCTGTGACAATCGGCTTCTCGATAACTTCCGCAGGTTTGAAGTTCTTGCGCGCCTCGCCCGTCAAAATCTTTCCCACGCGCCGCATGATTTCCTCGGCTTCCAGATCGGTCACTTCCCCGGGATGCGCGTCACAGGTTTCGACCGTGCCGCACACTTCATGCACGATGGCGTGAATGCGACCCGCCAACTGTTCGACCGTCATCATTGGTCTATCAAATGAAACCAGTCATGCCAGAAAGAGTGCCTTCCAAGCATTTCTTGCTTGCGCCCCAACCTCGGGAAAATCCAGTAGTACAAGCGCACTCTCAGACCCCAAGGAAGCAACCAGTTCCAAGCATTTATCCAGAGATGCTGTCTCATTCAGCTTCTGCCGCGTAAGTGATCACCAAATCGCACACGCAGTTGTGTACAATTAGGCCGTTTGCAAGGTAATATGAGCTGTCAGTCTGGAGGTTGTACACATGCCCGTCAAATTCAGCGACGCCGACATCCGTTATTTCTACAAACTCTATGTGGCCGGAAAGTCTACGGTTGATCTCGGTCGGATGGTCGGAGCGCACAGCAGCACTATTCGCAATCGATTCCACGACCTCGGTCTGCCCATCAGGGAGATCGGAATCTGCCAAACAGCAGCCTACAGACTCATGTCTCCCGGCAAGAGAAAGTTTATTGCTGCCTTCGCTAACGATGCTGCTCGCGGGAGGAAGGCTTCGCTCAGAGAACTCTACAAAAGAGCGAACACTAGGGAAGGCCATCCCCCGCCCATGAGCGAAGCCGAGGCTGTTTTCGCTGATATGTTGAGTCGGATGGAACTGCCCTTTGTTTTCCAGCGTGCCCTCGGCAAGTACAATCTCGACTTCGGTGTCGGCGGTTCCGTCGCCGTGGAAATCTTCGGCGGTGACTGGCATGGAACAGGTCGCCAGGCCGCCCGCTTTCAAAGCCGCACTAAATACATCCTCCGCAAGGGCTGGCATCAAGTTATGATTTGGGCTAACCGACATAAGCATGCGAACCTGCTCACCGGCATAAGCCAGGTACACGCCCTTCTTGAGGCAACCCGCATTGACCCATCCTTGGTCCGTCAGAACTGGGTGATTTTTGGTTATGGAAAGCTCCTCGCCGCTGGCGACGCGAATGACAGCCACTTCCCCATGAAACCTGCGGCGAAACTGCTTCGTGACTCGGTCACAGGCCGCTACAAGCGTTCCTGGTAAACAGCAGTTCGGATGGTAAGGTGGCCCGTCGTCTCCCGTGGAAAATGTCTCATCCAAATCAATCTCTCCGTCGTCTGCGGCATCGTCACACTCGTCGTCTCCGTCGTGCATTGACCCGAGGATGCTGGCCTTCTTCATCTCGATGCCAGTACTCGCTGCACTCAGCAGCGCACCCTGAATCTGCGCCTTTGCCAGTTCCGTCCGTGCAATCATCTCCGCGCGCGTTTCGCTAAACTGAAACGAGTCCGCAATCGAATCTTCCAGCGCTTGGGGTCCGAGTCCGTCCTCAAATGCCCGTGTCACCGTGTCTCGCAGAGCGTCCCGCGTGGTGTCCGTGATGGCCCACCGCGGATTCGGATTCTCGATCAGTGTGTCGCCGTCCCACTTCATGCCGACCATCTCCGCGGCACGGTCCCGAGCAAAATCCACTGCCGCCTGATTCACCTGGTCGAACACTGCCTTGTCCGTCACACCCACTTCCACCAGCACATCGCGTGCGACTTCCTGGGCTGTTTCCTCGATGGCCGACTGCGAGGAAGTAACAATCGCGTCCCATTCGAGCTCTATCGAGCGCACGATGCGGTCGATTTCGTCCTCGTCCGTCTTGGTGACTTCCGCATAGTGGTCCGCCACCTTCGCTGCAATAGCCTTGCCCTGCTTCTTCAGGAAGCGTCCTAGTACCCCTGCCAGCCGGCCGATCCGCTTCTCAACCCGCGCTGGCAGCTTCCCCGTCGTTACCACAATCTTTTTTTTTTCGGCTTTGGCCAGCGCTTCCGCGAACTTGTTCGCAACCTCCGCGGATTTGGCCCTGGATTCGCTCAGGGGCGGCTTTGCGGGGGGTGTCTTGGCTCCCGGTGCACCGCCGTTTGCTCCGTTCGCTGGCGGCAGCATGGGCTTCGGCGCACCCGGTTTCACGCGCCCGTCACCGCTCTTGACGTCGTCCAGCATGATCGGCCCGGTTTGAGTCAGGATGAACGGCCCAATGCCCCACGGCTCCTCGCCGTCGCGGATCCGGAGTTCGTCTACGGAACTTTTCCCACAGCTTATGTAGATTTTGTCGACTTGCGCCTGCACCAGCGGATCAACTTCAACATCGTCATCGAAGGATGCCTCAATGTCAGGGAAGTTCAGATATTGCGGAGCCTGGATCAGGTAATTCAGCTTCTCGAGGATCCAGACCTTTGACGGCTCGAAGCCTTCTTCCAGCGCTTGGCGCTGCTGCTGCTGGCCGCTAGCCCGGTTCATCATCTTGACGAATGCCGTAGGCGGCAGCGAGAAGCAGAATGCCACGATACGCGCACGCCACTCCTCGAATTGGTCGAGCAGCATGTCCTTCTTGGCGAAAGTTATCTGCCCGGGCCCTTTTTCGCCCAGCGACGGAATGAACCGGAGCATGCGCCGGGCTGCCAGGTTGCCTTCCAGGGCGGCGTCGAACGCCCGCTGGAACCGTTCGATCTGGTCCGGGGACCAGTCGGGAGGAACCTGCGCGATCGCATCGGGAATGGTGCCCGAGGTGTACTCGGCCAAGCGCGAAACGTCGCGCCGCAAGCCTAGGTTGATCATAAAGATGATCTGCTCGACCGGGCTCATGCCGTAGACGCGATGCGTGCGCAGATTGCGCGGCATGTAGACCAACTGATTCGTGTTCAGATCGCAGAGGATCTGGCCCTTCACGATTTGTTGATAGGCGGTGAAGGGCGCTTTGGGTGTAGTGCCGTCCGGCCCGAGGCGGATGCCGATGGTGCCGCCGTCAGTAGGAACGAACCGCGTCACCTTCTGCGACTTTGGGTCACGTCCGACAAGTAAACTGGCGCAATCGGCCACGAGTTGATCCTCAAACCACAACCTCATCCATTCGTGGAAATCGTGTTCGCCGTCAGGACGGTCGAAGAACTTGCGAACGTCATCGACGCGCGAGTCACTCTTGCTGCGCTTCTTTACCTTCGAGTCGGGCTCGTCGACGTCCTCTTTCTTCAGCCCAAAGTGAACGACCAGCTTCGACACCTGGTCCTTGCGCGTTTCGATGCACGTCCGGGTCAGATAGTCCGTGTCAGCCAGCATGCGCAACTGCTCGAAGGAGATTCCCTCGTAGCTCCGCGGCATGTACGAGATGTTGTACCCGACGGGATAATCCAGCCGGCGCGCTTCGCCATCAGTGACCGTCGGCTTCAGCGGCGGCAAGGGCGACATGAAAACGTCATAGTCCGCCCGGGACATTGGCCGTGGAATGATGCTGGTCTTCGGAACGCCCATTTTAGGTGAGACCGAATGTGTCCTTTACGCCTTCGACGTACTTCTTCTCTTCTACCCGCGAAATGTAGCCGCGTGCGAAGGTCAATTCCGCTGCCGCCTTCTCGAGGGCTGCGTGCTGATCAGCCTGGATCACGACATGGCCCGCGGGCACATGCTCCAACGTGCATCGCCCTTCGAGATCAACTCGGCCAATGAGAACTCTCCAAGCGAAACCGATTCGCGCCAGAATCGTTGACACTTTTTCCTCCTATTGACTTACTGTGCCGTTGCAACCGGAGACACCGCCGCCGCTGCTTGTGCTAAAAAAGTTGCACTGGCTTCTAGGCTTGGGTTGGCATCAATCGCTCCGGGCGCTGTGCCTACGATCACATAGAAGTACTTCGTTCCGGCCGTGCCTGTCGTGTCGAGGTAGTTGGTTACGGTCACTGCGCCGACTTGCGTGTACGGGCCTCCGGTGACGGTCGAGCGTTCAACTTTCCAGCCGGTAGCAGCGACCTGTCCAGCAGTCGGGGTGCCTGCCGTCCACGTCACGTTGACGCCATGCTGGACAGTCTGCGCCCGCACTTCTTGTTGCGTGCGCGGCCAGAACAAGAGCAGTGCGGGAATCAAAAAGAAAATCCCAATTATTCCTACCCAACTTCGTTTCATCGCATTTCTCCTTTATTGTGCTTTCGCAAAAAGATTTGTCGCTGGTGCCACGACAGTCGGCGAATTTGAGGCATAGCAGGTCGCCGCGTTGAAATTGCTAGAGGATTACCACTACCATTCGTCGGGCCACCCATTGTCGTTAGATAGCAGTCCGCCGCTGGGTTCGTGTAGGCATGACCGCCAACGCTGGTGATGTTTCCTCCAGTAACATCTGGGCCAATGGCGGGCCAGGGTTTCCCCGATGGCCACCAGGAAGGCTTCGCTGATAGATAGAACGACGCAGGCAGCGCATGTCCTACGCTGGGATAAGGGTCCGCATTCGGAAAATTAGTGATGCCCGTTGGCACCTCTGACGTACTCGAACATGGGGCGCTGGAAAATCCAGGATCGCCAGGGCTGCAATATCGCGTTGCATTCGTAACCGAATCCCAATTGGCCCAGCGCATCAACGTTCTTTTCACATTCGTATCCGTGGTCAGGACCGTGCCGCTGTTGCAGCCAGCCGCTCCCAGGTCGAAAATGACCGTTGACCCGCAAGTTGAAGTAGGCTCTAGGTTGGCTTCATAGCCGGTGATCCCCGAGAAGCCGCCCAACACGTTTCCAACCACGTTCATAAATCGGTTGTTGCCTTCAAACTGGAAGGTAGCGTTGATGTTCCCTGCTCCAGGCTCGTATTTTGTGCCGATCATTGCGTTCCGGAACCATGTCAGCAGGAAATGCGTGCCGTGGGTGTGATCTGTCCATGACCCTCCCCACACGTTGCCCTCGTAAAGATTCATCATGTCGCCTTCATCGTGGGTATTCGACGTAACGCCTTCGATGCCGGTG